TCTGTTTGTTGAAGAATATTCTTTTTAACCCATTCATTGGAAATATACTTACCAATGTATTCTTCAGCTTGAGCAAGAATTTCAAATCGTTCTCTCATTATTTCATTATTTTTCAATTCAGAAAAATGTGCATCTTTTGTCCATACATAATCAAGATTATCTTTAATATCAAACCAATCTTCTTCTTTAATAATACCCTTTAAGAGTAATTGGATTTTCAACAAGTCTGTGAACAAATGAGAAAATCTCTGTCTCAATGTCATAATAAATTTACCAAACTTAACTTCATCTCTGTTAATCTCTGTAGCTCTACCAAGATTAAATGCAGTTTGTTCTGTTCCTTCTATTCTTGAAATAGGAACATTCAAAGATTGATATAGTTTCTTTCTGAAATATTCAATATCTTCAATCTCACCAAGATTCTGTCCTGATGGTAATGTAGAAATTTCAGTTCCCCGACCACCATCTCTCCGAGGCAGCCAGAAATCTTCCAACATTGACATTTGTTTTTTCTGATCTTCTACTTCACCCGTTGAAGCATTGTAAATTACTTTTTGTTTATATTTGTCCATTACAGAACGCAAATATTGTTCTGCTTTTAATTTCGGTAAGTTACCAACATCAATATAAAAGATTCGTCTTTCTGGAGCTCTTGCTAAACGATAGATAACAAGTGAATCTTCAATCATTCTTAATTGATTGAATGGTTTTATTGACTTATATAGATAACCTATAATAATTTGTTTTTGATTGTCCACCATTCCTGAATGAACATAAGAAATAGCATCTGGTGCAACACGAACTGCCGCAGAAACTATATTTTTATCTTCTTCGTTTGTGTAGACAAAATACTCCTGAGTATCTGTTACCATGTCTACACCTGTTACAGGATCTTTTTCTTTTTTTATTTCTTTTACTTTTTTTATGTTTAATGCATCAACAGAAATTAAATCTTGTATACCATCTTTTACTCTACCAGTATCAATAACAATATGATGATAAATTTTTCCATCAATATACCATTTACGAAATAAGTCTGATCCCGTTTTATTAAAATCTAATAGTTTTAAAAGTTGTTTAAATTCATTAGATATTTTAGTTTTTATTCCATCACTCTGTTCTACATTGTCTAAAGAAATAGCAACAGTTGGTTTCCCATCTTCGTGAACAACAGCTTCATTAACAACATCAGAAATTGCTAAGTCAACTTCTTGCGACATAGACATTTCACGATATTTCTTAATAAGAACATTTTCATCTTTTGCATCAATACCTGTATCTAGGTAATGACCCAATATACCACCAGCCTCAACGATTTGCGTAGCACCGTCAAGATTATCTGGTATTACAAATGATTTGTTCTTATTATCTGTTTTCTTTGCTATCTCAAAACCAAATAATTCAAATCCAGCCATAAGTTTTGTCCTCTATATTATTATAAAAAGAAAGGGGGAGAATCTCCCCCTTTTCAAAAATCTTTTAGATATTTCCAAATCCACCAATGCTAAATCCACCAATGTTAATACTACCACCAAGAGCGATATCAAAACCACTTCCTGAAGATGTACCATCAAGACCTTGACCATCAATCTTAACATTATTGACTGCAAAACTAACAGTATATTCTTCTACTGTGTCATTTGCATCAGATGTTAAATCAATAGCTGCTATAGTTGTCGGAAAAATATCTTCCAAAACATAACGTCTTATTACAGTACCTTTACGATCTAAATGTAAAACATAAGCGGTTCCATAATAACTAAGATCATCAAAATCAGAAATATTGGCAGAATTTGCATTAATTCTATTTGACCAATTTTCAAATGCTGATCTATGTTGCCAATTCGGATCATTCAAAACTGTTATTGTCCATTCCTCAAATGTTCTATCACCGGGAACTTGAAGTTGTCTACCCCGAAATGGAACAGGAATAGCAGTCAATGTTGACGCTGGAATTGGAGCTCCTTTACAGAAAAAATGAAAATCATTGAAAGCTTCAGGCGCTCCTTGAATATCTACCCTAAATAAATTAGGTCGTACCCCACCACGAAAGTTGGATGCGAAATCTGAAATTGTTGTAGCCATTTTTTATTACTCCTTTAAGTTTTATATATTTATAAGATTAACCACCGATTTCTGAGAAAGAAACGTCAGTTCGAGCGGCAATAAAGTTCAATTGAATGTAATTGATAGACCTTGCTGGTTTAACATAAATGTCTCCAACAAAACTATTCGTATCAATAATCTGTCCAGTATTATTTGAACTATCACAAACTACCTTAAAGTCAGTAATACCTCGTCTACCCTGTACTTCTCTCAAGAAAGGAGTAACCATATTAACAAACTGTGAACGCGTAAACTCATCATTGAACTCAAATAACATTGCTTTAGCAGCAATACTAATTGCTTTTTCCAAAACAATGAATAATCTTCGTACATTAATACGATCAAATGCACTTGGAACTGTCTGCATTGTCTTATCACCCCAAAGAACTACACCAGAGCCTTTTTGTGTAATAATTGGATTAATGCATAAAGGATACATAGTATCACGGTCTGCTTTTGTAGCTTCCCAAGAAAGTTTAACGATATTTTTAACCGTACCACGATTCAACCCAGCAGGTGACCACCAAGCATCATTCGTAAAATCAGTTCTTGCACATAATCCAGCAATATCACCGTTCATTGGAACATAACGGAAAACATCATTGTATCTGTCGTACTGATATTTCCATGCACCATCCATAACTGCATAACTTGAAGAACCAAGAGCAGTATTGTCTGTGGTTAAGTTAGCAACTTGTGCAGTACCAGCATTTACTACTGAAGCTTTTGCAGGTGATACAAGAGCAATACAATCTTTTCTTACAGATGTAATATTATCAACAATCCAACGACCTGTCGTAGTTGATGCAGGTCCACCCATAACGAGTGTAACATCTACAACTTCAGGAGTTACATAAAGATTATATGCAGCTTGTAATTCACCATCTGTTAAAACATTATCATCAACACCAAGTGTTAATGAACCACCTGGCATTTGTAATGCATGAGTAGCACCATTGATTCGATTAAATGTTGTATTTGCTTTTGCAACACCAGCATGAGAATTACTATCTACTGTGGTTGCAGTTAATTGAGATGCAAGTCCCAACCAAATATATTTTGATTCATTTCTAAGTACATTACCAATGTAATTAGAAGAACCATCAATTCTTTTTGCATCAGATGCTTTACTTACGAAAGCATGTCTTTCTAATACTTCACCGGGTGTTCCTGTCCATAGACCATCTTCATCAACAACTAGAACGTGCATTTCATCCAAAGAACCACCAGAATTACTAACATCAGTTGATGTTCCGGGAGCTCTATCAAAGTTGGCTATGAATAATTGTTGGTCGGCTGTTCTTGCACTTAAAGCAAGTGCTGCGATTGTTGCCCAACCAAAACCATCTACACAAATAGCTTTTAAACTATTTCCCAACACACCGGGATATTTTGCAACAAATAATTGATCGGTGAATGTATCACTATCATAATCAGTTGCGTTGTTTACATTTGCTGCTGTACCAGCATCAGTATCACCAACTACTGCGTTCTTTGCAGATGTTCCAACATTTCTAACAACCAAAAGATTATTAGAATATGCAAGATAATTAGAAGCTGTGTGAAAATATTCTGCTGTATCATCATTTGGTTTGCCAAATGTTTCTACTAAATCGTTTTCTGTTGTGATTCTTGTTCTTTCTAATACAGGTCCCCATTGAAAACCACCACCAATCGCACCGATTGATGTTGCAACATTGGGAACAACTGTAGTAAGATCAATCTCACTAGTATTAATTCCTGGGCTTACTTGAAACGGCATAACTTTTCTCCTTTACAATAATTGCATTTTTTATATTGATATATGGGTCATCAAATTTTCATTATTTGTTATTTTACTTTTGTCCAAACTGTTCCGATTGAATCGACTTCATATTCTTGTTGATTTAATCCATTATCAATAATACCGAAAGGTGTTGTCAAATCTTCAATTTCACTTAATTGATTTTTATAAAGATTATCTCTAATATTTTGACTTGATAATTCTTTAAAATACTGTTGATCGACTAGCCATGCAAATAAAACCAATGTCATTACTAAATCATCATTTGCTCCTTCTTCTGCTGAGAATGTATCAGCACTCGAAACAAATGTTGCTAATTCTGAAATAATATCATAATCTGGTATTAGAAGTTTATCATCTTCTATTAAAGCTTTTAAATTAGAACAACCTATCTTTTTCATAGATTTTGTTGTTCTAACACCAAATTGTGAGTCTCTTTTACCACCAACAAAACCACTAAGTTGCTGACCATGCCTTCCATACCACGCTGTTGAAAACAAGTTTTCGTATTCCAAATCGTGATGAAGGACATCAGAAACCTGCGATCCTATATCATTTACTTCAATAAGAATATAAGCATCATTATACTTCTTACCTATAATATTTATAATATTTGGAAACACCAAGGGAGCAACCGTATTACTTCTATATTTTGCCACAATTTTGTACGGAATCTCAGTAATATCAAATACAGTAAAGGCAGAATAGTCAATTCCCTGCCCACGAGCCACATCAACCGTTATAATATAAGAATGGCTCGGATCAGCCTCCTCAAACACATCTACATCACTTCTTGTATATACTGGATTACTATACGATAATTCTTGTAATTTTTCATATGAAACAAGTGTATTTGAAGAACCTAGAAACTCTGCTTCATATTCTTGCCGAAAAGCATCTGCTCCAATCGTGGATTCAATTTTTTGCTTCCATTCTGGGCCACGATCAGGAACTGCTGTCCAATGTACTTTGAAGGGTATAAAATCATTTGTACCATTTTCAGCATCATTCCAATACTTGTGAAACATATTGAAACCATTCGGTGTCGATACAATAATAACTTTTGTCTCTTTACCAGATGAAATCGTTGGATAAACAGACCGAATAAACTCATCTGCTATATGCCTTTGTACATGGGCAAACTCATCTAGTAAAATTGTAGAAAAAGAAAATCCACGAATTGCACTTGATGATGTGGAAGAAGCAATAATCTTACTTCCATTTTCAAGTTCTAAACTACCTTTGTTCCATTCTTTCAAACCTTGTTGAAGAAACTTTGGAAGATGTTGATAAGCTATCTGAATACGATTAAGTAGTTCTCTTGCTGTTGCAGCTTTGTTTGCAAGAATACCAACAGTTTTAGATTCATTAAAAAGAACATAATGTAATAACCAACCAAGTGTAGTGGTTGACTTACCAACCTGTCGGCCAGTCTTTACAATAACATTTCTGTTGTCGGTTAAGGTGTTTATTAAATCTTTTTGGAAGGGAAAGAGGGTGAAAGGAATTAAGCCTTCGTCAACATGAACAATCTTTACATATTTTTCCAAGAAATATACAATGTCATCACGACAAGTTATAAATTCTTCAATATCTTCTTTTGTAAAATTATGTTGAACATCTGCTTTCTTCAGCAGAGAGTTCCCTAAATATTGGTCACTCATAAATTACCTATTTATTTTTATTCAATAGTTTTTGCAATTCAGCTGTTGAACCTATGAATAAAGAATTATTAACTGTTGAAGGATCTTTTGTATCTTTCTCAATTTCTTTTTTTGTTTTCTGTAATTGCAAAAGTTCTTTTGTTGTATTAGTCAAACCAGAAATTAATTGAGTAACAACTTCAAACGCTCTAGGATTTTCTGATTCTTTTGCAACTGCTAATAATTCATCAAGAGCATCATTACCTTTATCTAGGAGTGTATGATATTGTTCCTGAGAAAATTCATACTCAGTCGTCAAATCTTTTGTGTTGACTTCAACATCAGGTGATTGGTTTTTTTCTTTTTTAACTAATTCACCACTAATGTTAAGAACTTTATTTAATTTTTCTACGGTATCTTGTTTCATAAATCAGTAATTGTTTTTGTAAATCCGAAATCATCATCAGCATCAGCTGTTAGTGGATCAGGTTTAATATCAATATTCACATCTTTCTTGTCATTCATATTAGCACCTAAATTAACATCAACTTCTCGTATAATACCTTGGTCAACAGTTCTTCCATAGATATGACCTTTAACAGTAAAAGTTAAAGTATGTATTAAAGCTCGTCTTGTTAAAAAATCACCTTCATATGAATCTTCAGTTGTTACACCAGTTAATATAATTGGAATATCTCGTTTAACTCCCATTGTAGACATTTCATTCATAGTGACTTGAAATTCTGGTGTAAAGTATGGAAGTATTTGTTCCAGAATTTGTGTTCCGTCATCACTATACTTTACCATAATACTTAAAGTAATATTAAAATCATATGGAACAGGATTATACATTCTAGTTAAATCAGTAGTGCTTCCTGTTTTTACTTTTTTAAATTTCTTTGTGGTCTGTAATTTTCTTGCAGGGTCATAAGCATAATCAGTAATTTCAAATGACATTCTTGGTAATGTTATTGAATGTGTTAAAGATTGTTGGTTGAGTTTACTTAAAAACTTTTCGGAGGGCCCGTAAGCAATAGGAATTTTAAACTCACGCTCAGTAGTTCCATCAGACTTCAATCGTTTTACAGAAATATCATTGAATACTGTTCCAAACAATACTACAATATTTCTTATATTTTTATTATATGAATGATAACCAAACATTATAAGTCTCCTTCACTCCACGGATCTAATTCTGTAAAATCTAATACACTATCTCCATCTGTTTCAAAAATCTTATTATCAGCATATGGAACTGTTGGTAATACTTGATCGTCAACTGTTCCTTGGTCATAATATGCACCACTTGTTACACCAGTAACTTTCTTCGGTGCGGCAAATGTACCAGAGATATTATTAACTCTTAATGTTTTAGTGCTGGAAGTCCATACAGCAACAGTACCGGTTGCAGTTGCAGCTGCAAGACTAGTACCTTGATATACTTGTTCGTCAACTATAAAGTCACCAGAACCACCAGTAGCTGTTAATACCAAATCTATAGCATATGCATTTTCTCTTTCAACTTTATCAACATCTGTACCAGTAGCAATATCTTCTTCACCATATTGAAATAATTCACAAGTTAATTCAAAAACATAATTCTTTCCAACTTGGTAGAATGGTTGTTCATCTTCAACAAACTTAACTTCAAATGTACCTTTTGAATGTGGAAAATATATTAAATCACCTTCAAGTGGTTTAGTCATATCTGTTGCAAACTTAAATGAGTCTGCGTGAACAACTAAAATAAGTTCATCACGAATATCTAAACCAAACTTAGAAACAGCATCATCAGGTCCACCAAAATTATCACTAGACTTAATATACATTTCAATTTCATATGCATTACTAAATTTAGACAAAACATCTTCATTCATTACTAAATCTTCTTTAACAAGAGTTCTAGGCAGATACATTACATCTATACCAGCCTGTTGTATAACCTCTCTGTTAATTTCGTTTAGTAAGTTTTGGTCTGCTAAGAAATTTTGAAAATAAATATTAGAAGCCATATATTACCCTATAATTCCATCTGGAGGAAGTTCATATTTCATATTCATTTCTTCTTCAATTTTTGTAATTTCTTCAGTAGCTTCAGTAAATATAGTTTGTCCATCTAATGAAATACCACCCGGTAAAGTAACACCAGTAAATTTCTTTAAGTTACTTCCCCATTGTTGTTTGATTAATGCTGTTGCATATTTTTTCAAAAACATATCATTATATACTTCGGTGTATGTAGCCGGATCAAGTATTCTATATGCTTCTATAATAAGAATAGTTCCTACTTTAAATTTATTAGACCAATCTGTTTCCAAATATATTTTATTTTGTTTTCGATTAAACATCAATGTAGGTTGAACACCAAACAAATTTTCTACTAATGAAAAATTAGTCTGAGACATAGCCCAGTTAATCATTGTAGAACTTCGGAAATGTTCTAAATCATTTAATCGTAACTGAAATTCTTCATTAAAGAAACCCGTTTGAAAAGCATTAAAGTTTGGAACAGGTAATATACGAAGCACACTAACAATAGGATCTGCAGCTGCAATATATTCATTATCAATATCAGTCTGTGTTATTGTATGCTTTAGAAAAACTTTTTCTACACCATCAAAATGATACTCTTGAAAAAATTCAATCGCATCATCAATACGATCAGAAATTTGTTCGTCATCAACATTAATTTCTGTTACTGGTGCGCCGAGCCTTCTTAAACAGTAATCAATAAGTCCTTGCCTAGTAGTTATAGCCATATGATTATCCTAATGCTACAGCCATTACAATTGCTTTGGCAGTTGCTGTGGCTTCTGATATACCTGCTGCATTTGCAACTTCTACAACAGTTCCACCAGAGTTTCTAACATAAAGTTTTTGATCTGCTGTATTAACTGCCATTTCACCAAGTGCTAAATCACTAGTACCGGGTACTGCTGATCCTGTTTCACTTTTCTTTGGTTTTATTACTATTGCCATCTACTTTATCCTCTGTTGTTGTTTCTTTTGCTTCTTCTTGTAAAGTAAGTAACTTTGCTTCTAATTGAATATTCAATGCCACACTATCATTCAATTTCGTTTGTAAAACATTAATTAACTGTTGTGCATACTTTAAATCTTTTTGTGTCTGTTCCATAATTTACTCCATTATAAGGTTATTATAAAAATTAGAATGTACCACCATCTATCGTGTTTGTCCATGCAGGTGTTCCTGAATTACTATAAAGAAAATATTTATCAGTACCTGCAGCTGTTACAGCAATTGCACCAGCACCATTACCATAAAGAATACCATTAGAGGTAAATGATGCAGCACCAGTTCCACCAAATCCAACTGTTAATTGTGCAGGTGTTGTCCAAGTACCACTTGTTACAATACCAACACCAGTTGAACTTGAAGTATCAATTGCGGTTCCACCCTTTGCTGCACTAATTGCTGTTGCGTTCCAAGTACCAGTTCCAATAGTACCTAAAGTTGTGATTGCAGTTTGTCCAGCCCATGCAGTATTAATACGAACTTCATCACTTACAATAGAAATACCTGTTCCAACATTAACTGCAAGTGTATTAGAAGTTTTTGTAAGTCCATCACCTGCTGTAATTTGTCCAGCACCAGAGAACTGTGAAAACTCAACGGCAGTTGAACCGAAAGTAATTGCAGTATCCTGAGTCATTACATAACCATTATCTGCATTTGCAGAACCTTGTTCAACAAAGAAGAATACACCAGAACTTAATTCACTTGCTGTATCTGCATCAGTAGCTCTTGTCAATACTAGAGTTGCACCAACAGCACCAGCAGTAGATACATAGTAAATACCATTTTCAGTTGCAGGACTTTGATCTTTAACAAGTACCCTATCATTCAGAGCAAGGTTTACACCGTCAATAGCAACGACACCATTTCCTGATGCAGTTAATGTAGCACCAACACCAGATGAACCATTTGCATAAGTCCATGAAGAAACATCAGCAGTAGTTGCAACTTTAACTGAATCTTTTACTTCCAAACCTGACCGAGTATTATCAACATAAGTTTTTACTGCCAATGCAGATGCAAGAGTAGTATGTGTTCCAGCCGTACTTGATATATCCGTATCAATAGCTGTTATACCATCTAACAGATTCAATTCAGCTGCTGTTGATGTTACTAATGTTTCAGAACCAGAAGCACCAATACTTAAAGCTGCTGTCTTAACAGCATCAATATGAGAATTACTGTCTAATACAACTGCTTTACTTGCTTGTGCGGCACCTGCTGTTGTTACATCTACATAATTCAATTCAGCAGTCGTTGCAGTAACACCATCAAGTTTATTTAACTCTGTAGCATCTGCGGTAACACCGTCAAGTATATTTAATTCAG